CTTACCACCGGATTTGCACTATATTTAATACAGACAGAGCAAATGTATCGTTTAGTCACCGGGAGGATTTATGTATAAAAATATTCTGGTAGCGATTGATATAGCTGAGGATGATATTTTTGGAGAAGGACTGACATCAAAGCTTCCGCCACACGTTGAATATATGGCTGATAAAACACATACGAACGTACACTTTTTTACAGTAATTCCATTTTTCCCGAATTTCGCATCTTATGCGCGGGAATATGACGTATTGTTGGATGAAAGAAATAAAATCACAGACAAGGCACTATCTAAACTTATTTCAATTACTAAGATTTTTAATATTAACCCGGCCAATACCCACCACCATGTCAAAACCGGCAGCCCGATAGACCAGATATTAAGGCTATCCACAGATATAAATGCAGACCTGATTATTATCGGGTCACGCCAGCCGACAATAACCACCAGACTACTCGGCTCTACCGCAGCAGCCGTAGTCCGCTATGCAAAAGCCTCAGTTTTAGTTGTCCGCTGACACCAGACAGGCGCCCGCTTCGGCGGGCTTTCCTTGTATGGCGGCCGCGGTTATAAAAATCTCGTTTTGTTTTAATATGAAATGCTAAATTTTATTTATAAGCACCCTTGTAACTCTGATTCGCTTTAACAGCCATTATTATCCGGTTACAGATATAAAAAAACCCCGCAAGTGCGAGGTTTACGAACAATTGTGACCACATATCAAATTACTATTAAATATGGCTCAAATTATTCACTTTTGCAAGTTTTAGCTGTATTTTTGCGCCATATCTCTGCTCTGTTGCTTCTCATTTTCCGCAGCGCTCCACAGTCCAGGGTTTTACAAATCAATCGCAGTTCCTGCCAGTGCTTTTCATAGTGCATATTCCAGTTATTCCGCTCAACACCCACCAGCTCGGCCAGTTCAGACTGATAGTAATACCCGTCTTTGTTCAGGGTGTAATCCTGTACTGCCAGCCATACCAGCGCCCTGAGTCGTTCTTTTACTTTCTTCGATACCCGGCGGCCTTTAATCCGCTCCTGCATTTCATTCCATACATAGGCGGTGATGGTGGTCTGGTGTGAGAACTTCAGTTCCTTACCATAGCAATACAGCAGCCAGGACTGCTCTGCCTCGTCCAGTTCCATAATTGCCCGCCGCCAGGAGCAGTTCTGATAGTCCACCCGGTCAATAAGTGGCATCGGTAGCACGGAATAGTGTGTTGACCAGCAGGATACCGCCTCGGTTTCCCGGCTTATCTTTCTGCCGTTCACGGTAATATCACGGGGCTTTCTTCGTGGGTAGCGCGTTGTGTTTCCCAATACAAATCCCTCAAATGCTTCAAGCTGGCCTTTGGTTCTGCTGCTGTGATCAGTCATTGCGATGGTCGCCATATCCCGCAGGTACTGAAAATCGTGCTCAATCATCGTTTATCTCTCCGCGCTCCGTACAGCGCATTAACCAAAAACACCGATCCCGTATGACCGGTTCATAAACTTAAATAACAACTCCAGCTGGCTGCCGTGTTTCCGCTCCCAGGCGTTCACATCCCGGTGTAACTCGTCATGGTGAATACGGCACAGCGGGATGGTGAAAATATCGTGTGCCTTTGTGCCGGTACCGCCGGTGCCGTGCCCGATGATGTGATGCGGGTCATCTGCCTGCTGACCACATACGCAACACGGCTGACTCTTCACCCATTGCAGGTACTTCGGACACTCCCAGCGCTTTAACTTCGGGATCCGCATAAAACTTGCTGGTGGCTCCGGTTCTATATCAGTAGTAACGACCGGTTTTATCTGCTCTACGATGTCCTGAACAATCTGGCTGTGTGAGCGCGCCTGGTGAACGATGGAATGCTCCGTCATGGTGCCGGTTATCTCTTCTTCCGGTGACTGCATCAGAATGTAAGAGCAGATAAAGGCCGGAAGATGCTCACTGACACGATGCATCACAGACCAGGTGAACAAATCGGAAGGATTCAGAAGATGGCCGCCGGGCAGCCGCAGGTCGGTAAAGATACTGCGTGCCACAAATGCCCGCTGGTTGCGTAACAGAATTTTGTCCGCCTGCTGCTGGCAGTACTCTCCCTTCCTGAGAATATTGTCATGATGCCAGCACGTCCGGATAAAACCGCCTTTGTGGCGGGTCATGGTCAGTTCATGGTGATGATACGGATCTGCTTCATCGTCAATCTGGCAATGATTTACTGATGAAACGTAATGACGAAATCCCTGTAAACCACCGGCAGCTTTTACCACGGCAGGATTGTCCAGGAAACGCAGTACCCGCTCATCTGTCAGCAGCGGCTGTGCATCTGCCGGAACGCGGCCGGACGGAATGCCATCCATTGAACGGGGAGCCGCACTGACAACATAACGGGCACCGTTCCGGAAGTTGCAAATTTCAGCACCGGGGTTAAACATCAGGATCCGGGTATCTTTCTGAACAAAGCCGGTTAACAGGTAATTCATCAGGCCACCGCCGGAGTCATCATCAGTGCCAGCAGTTCCGCTGATTTGCTCTCAAAGAAATGCGGCTGCGTTTCCCTCGGGTTCGCCGGAGATGTGATATTTTTGCCGTACAGAAGCCCCTTTGATGTGACAGACCAGAACAGTTTTTGTGTACCCTTCGAACCCGGACGGGCTTTCTGTTCGACAATCCCCAGTTCAGCAAGACGTTTGTATGCTTTAGTCGCAGACAAGGCTGCATTGTGATTTTTCAGCAGCGTAGTCAGAGAGGTTGTCGGTCTGCTGGAGCCATCCACCGCGCCCGCCGGTGCATCAATCGCATAGGAGGGAGCCAGATCCGGAAGACCAGCCATTTTTTGCAGTTTCTGATACCCGCCCAGTTTTGAGGAATTCGACAGATTCAGCGTTTTCGCCATAGACTCCAGCAGGATAGCGCCTGCCTGTACCTTATCGGCCAGCTGTACCGCCTGCTGTGTTCCGGCCACCGCATCGAACGTGCGGATAACCTTCAGGTTGAACAGCGGGCTTATCCACATGGCATAGGCATAAACAACCTCACGGGCAACATATGTCCCCTGCTCCGTACCGCCGCGAATGGTGTTTACAGAGGCGATGCTCATATCTGAGCATCGGTCAATTTCTGAACACAATGCCTGTGTTGATTCCATCCGCATAAAGTTAGATGGCTTATGGCGCTCTTCACCCCCGGCGGCACGGTGTAAATCATTCAGGCAATAGCGACCGGCCATGTCCCGGCGCACATTAATACCGTCAACAATAATCAGATTGCTCATCGTTTATCTCTCCGCTCATTAAGCGCAGCCGTATACTGCGCCTCACATCGCCAGACCGTTTTTTCTTCTCAGTTCCCGCTGCTTTGCCGTGAAAACCGTAAATAACCGGTTATAGACGGATACAAATTCCCGTTCGGTGAGAGTGGCCCGGTTCTCTTCCGGTACCGGGTCCGTACAGCGGACCTTTTTTACTCCCCGCCGACAGGCTGCCACCAGTTCCTCATATTCGCGGACTTTCTCCTGTGCATCCGGCAATATCCGGAAAGCCATCCGGTCATTCCCCCGCCACCGGGTCGGCGTGACAGCTTCAATCTTCGCTAAAACCCTGACAGCTGACTGGCTGATACTGCGTGATACGCCGTATTTCTCCATGATGTACCCGGAGGTGATTTCAGTTCCGGCCGGTTCCTCTGCCGCAATTCGGGTGTAAAGCATCATCACGCAGCCTCCCGTTCTTTTGCGGCCTGCTCTGTGGCCTGTTTCCAGTACCCGCGAAATGCTGCTCGTCCGGCAATTTCATTCATCCGCCCAATGTAGGATTTGTGTTTTGCGACCAGCTCCTGTACGCGGTTTTCTGGCTTCCAGTCGGAGGATGAGAACATTTTTCTGAAGACTTCATCGCACTCGGTGGTGTCGATGTTCTTTGAGTCCGCAGAGCGTTTAAATCCGGCGGCCGTATTCAGCCAGTATCTGAAACCGGAGTTCCAGCAGACATACTGCGTACCCTTGCTGGCGTGGTAATCGCTGAACTTCTGAAACTCGTCCTGAATGTCCAGACCGGCGGCTTTGGCCTGCTCAATGTGTTCTGGTGTCGGAGCAAAGTTTTCCGGCATCACGGTTTTGCTTTTTGATTTTCCGTAAACAGGATTAATATTTTTATTATCTGGATCTATGACTGGATCATGACTGATTCCGGGTGCAGCTCCTGCACCACTACCGGAACCATTTGCACCACCCGATGCATCTGCTGCACCAGTCCGGGAACCATTTGCACCACTCACCCCCGCAGGATTTGCACCACAGGGTGCAGGAGATTCACCACTCACAACGGTAGCATCCAGGCGCAGATGATAAATATTTGACTGGTTCAGACCGTTGGCCGATTTTCGTGACTCAACACGAACCAGCCCCATTTTCACCAGTGCATTGATGTGGTTCTGCACTGAGCGTTCAGATATTTCACACTGCTCAGCAATGTACGGCACAGACGGCCATGATTCCCCCTGGTCGTTGGCATTGTCCGCCAGTTTGACCAGTACCAGTTTTCGCAGCGGGTTGCCTGTTTTTATCTGCAAAGCCCGTGCAGTTAAAATCATGCTCATGGTTTCACCTCATCCACTCGTGTATACCGTTCCTGAAAGGTCTTCAGTGGTTCAAAACACGGATGTTCATAGCCCTCACGCATGAAAATCACCCGGCTGTTTTGCCGGTCAAACCGGACAACACGGACTTTCCGTCCTCGCTTATCGGTGTAATACCGGTTCAGATTGTCAGCTGTTTCTTCAGGCATCCTGACCTCCGCTGCGGTAATAAAACTGTGACCAGCTGGCCTCCACCTTTTGCCGGTCTACCACTTCCGGTTTTTTCCGGTAGTTGTCGGCTGTGCCGCCACCCGGTATGCTTTCCACATAACGAAGTGGTTCACTGCCGGTAACAATGCATTTGAATTGCCTTTCCGGTATTGAATGAGTTAATCTGCTCATGCGTTTATCTCTTCACACAATTGATATGGCGCGATCGAAGCCGGGAGCCGTATACTCCCGGCTTCACCCTTTCTGAGTCTGGGTAAATAAAATAATCGTGGATTCAACCTCGTCTGTTCTGGCCTGCATGTCTCTGTAGTGTGCAGTCCGTATTGCATCCGCTTCTCCTGTGGTGATTTCTCCGTCCTCAATAGCCTTACTGATACACAGGTCCACAGCCCCGCGCATAACGGATGTCCTGACGCTCTTTTCGTATAAGTCAGTACGGCCGATTTCACTTTTTTTCGGGCTGTCCACCAGCAGCATTCCGGACTCAGCCGCAACATATTCGGCATACAGCACAGTTCCGGAGACTTCCTGCATCACCATGAGGTCATGATGATCAAAGAACCGGCAGCCGTTTTTCTCATAAAACCGGTTATTGAATGACGTCAGGGACAGGCCAAGGGAACCGGCCATTGCATCACGTCCTCCGGGGACCAGACTGCACATCTCTCTTACAACTTCTTTCAGGGATTGGTTTTTCATTGCCTACTCACTTTCAGTATGAGTTGTAGTTAACCGTGCTTTTCCGTGCTGCTATGCTGATAAAGTGCAGGGTTGTACTTGAGCTTTCCTTTTGTAATCTTCTCTATTTCATACGCCCTGCCTTTCGGAATCACATCATCCCATCCGGATACAGAGGGGTGCTTTATTCCAAGGGCATCCGCTGTTTTGCAGATACCGCCAAAGTAGTTAATGACATCTGCTTTTTTCATATGAAGTTCCTGATAAGTCAGTTACACACAAAATGTAAGATATCCTACATAACAATGTCAAGATTCCTACATTTCATTTTGGTAGGATTGCCTACATGGAAATAAATGAAAGAATACGGCTAAAACGCCGCGAACTTGGAATGACTCAGCAAGCACTGGCAGATAAGACCGGTGTAAATCGCGTGACTGTTACCGGGTGGGAAAAAGGTGACTACCAACCAAACGGAGTGAACCTGCAACAACTTGCAGAAGCATTAGAAACTAATGCCAAATGGCTCACTGATGGTGTGACAGATGAACAAACAAATGTCAGCTTTTCAAAATTCAACAACCCTCGTGGTGAATACCCTTTAATTTCATGGGTTAGTGCAGGTAATTGGTGTGAGGCTCTGGAACCGTATCACCGGAAAGTAATTGATAAATGGTACGAGACGACCGTGTATTGCTCTGAAGAATCTTTCTGGCTTGAAGTAAAGGGAGACTCTATGACTTCTCCATCAGGCCTGAGTATCCCCGAAGGAATGGTGATTCTGGTCGATCCGAGGGTTGAACCGGTATCAGGGAAACTCGTCGTGGCAAAAATCGACTCTGACAATGAGGCTACATTTAAGCAGTACATTGTTGATGCCGGTAATCACTATCTTAAGCCACTAAACCCGCAATACCGAATGATAGAAATAAATGGAAATTGCCGGATCATCGGTGTTGTTGTTGATGCAAAGATTGCCCGCCTGCCATAACCCGAAAAAATCTATAAACCCCAGCCTGGGGTTTATTTTTTCACCTCAATGTAAGTTTTCCTACAAAAAATCTTGACACGAAAATGTCGGATATCCTACATTTGTGCTATCGAAATGTAGGAGAGTAATTAATGCAAAGCGAACCAATCATCACCACCAACAACATGTCAGCAGACGAAGTTGCAGCGTGGATTACTGAAAAAGACCAGGCGCTTCAAAAACTTCAATCACTTCGTGCTGAACGCCAAAGAGAGATCCGTGACCACGAGCGCACGATGGCCCGCCTCGATGAAGACATCGCCAGATGGGAAGACCTCTGTGCTTTAACAGTAAATCCGCAGTAACGGCTGCGTATCTGAATAACTGTGTGAAGAGTAAACGACCCCACAACAATAACCATGCAATACCATTAGCGGCCGTGCATAACGCGGTGCAGTCCACCAGCCGGCCGCCGTTTTTTACAAACATAAGTCCACCGGCGTAAATCGTCCTGCCGGATAGATACCTTGCCTGACCGCTGGTGGACTTATCTTTGTGTGAAGAGACAACGAAAGGAAAAACGCAATGAGCGAGAATAACCGCATGACCAGTGTACCGGACTTTCTCTCCGAGTTAGACGCCGGTGTGTTTGAAAACAAACTTTCTGCTGCACTGAATGAAGTCGCTTTCGGTACCAATAAGAACGGCGGTACCGGTGAAGTACATGTGATTTTTAAATTCACTCAGTCAGATGAAGACCGGGTGAAGATATCTCACAAACTGAAAATGGTTACCCCGACCAAGCGCGGTAAAAAATCGGAAGAGGATACAACCGAAACACCGATGTGGGTCGGTAAAGGCGGGAAACTCACTATTCTGCCGGAAGACCAGGGGCAGCTATTTGGTATCGACGGCAGTATTGACGGGAAATTAAAAGCTATTAATTAATTTCCACTTTTTAAATAAATCATTCCATTTACTTTTTATGTTTTTAATTAAACAGGAGTCTTTGTATGTCTAATTTAGACGGAGCCGCTATTTCTCAGATTCAAAATATGGCTGTTGCTGCATTAAGTCTGGACGCTGTAAATAAATCCCTCTGCCCTGCTGTGGTTTTACCGGGTGATTTCAATGTTAAAAGCCTGGAGCACTTACAGGAAGGTCGTTACCGCTTCCGTGGTGCGATGGACACAACCAGTATCGCTGATTTTGTGAAATATTCTCTGCAACACGGTATTGAAGAAGGTGTCAGCTGTTTTATTGATGCTGATGAGATGGCTGCTAAAACCATCTTCAATATCGGTTCCATCGGTGAACCGGGGCATGCTGATAACACAGCCATGGTATCACTGAAAAAGACCGCACCGTTCGCTTCTCTGCTTAACGTGAACGGTCGCAAGTCCGGTCAGAAAGAACTGGCAGAATGGCTGGAAGACTGGCGCGATAACCTGATGGCGTTTGATGCAGAAGGTAATGTTATCGATATTAAGCAGGCAATCAATGCCGTACGCAAAATCACCATTGAAGCAAGCCGTTCCGCAGATCATGAAGACAGTGATTTCGGCGCTAAGCGCTCTGTGATGGAAAGTGTGGAAGCGAAAAGCCGTGACATCATGCCTGCGGTATTCCAGTTTACCTGCACACCATACGATGAACTGTCTGAACGTGCTATCAAACTGCGTTACAGCGTTCTGACCGGTGGTGATGTACCTGTGCTGGTACTGCGTATTGTTCAGCTGGAAAAACTGGAAGAGCAAATCGCACAGGAATTCCGTGATCTGCTGGCTGATAAATTCGAAGAAACTGAAATCCAGACGTATATCGGTAAATTCAAAGCATAATTATTTTATGCCGCTTTAACCGGCGGTATTTTTATATTCCAACACCGGGGAATTAATTACTTATAAAAAGTAACGGCTTTTTATTACCTAAATTGTGTGGAGAGATAAATGTCATATATAGCAACCAGTACCGGAAAACATATTGATTTCACCAATATCACTCCGGATCAGATCTGTATCGAAGATATCGCGCGCGGTCTGTCGAATGAATGCCGCTTTGCCGGGCAACTGGAAAGTTTCTATTCCGTGGCTCAGCACTCTGTATATGTCAGCCAGATTGTACCGCCGGAATATGCACTGGAAGCCCTGCTGCACGATGCTGCTGAGGCGTATATCAAAGATATCCCCTCACCGCTGAAAGCCATGCTACCGGACTACAAGGCCGTGGAAAAACGCATTGAAGCGGTTATCCGTGAGAAGTTCGGCCTGCCGCCGGTAATAACCGTTGATGTTCACTATGCCGATCTGGTCATGCTGGCGACTGAAAAGCGGGACTTTGAAATAGACCCCGCCAGCCACTGGCCGATGCTGGATTCAGCTCCGCCATATGATGACATCATTATCCAGCCACTGACACCACCGCAGGCATATCACCAGTTTATGGCGCGGTTTGAAATGCTGACTGCTGAGGCGTAGACCATGAAAGAGAGGGGAGTCAGATTCTTGAGCTGACTGAATATAAGCCTACCATTGTGCAGCGTGTCGGTAAGAACGATAAAACGCACTGGATGGTATTCTATAAAGGTGCAGACAATGACAGCAATTAACCCAATAAGCTATATAAAACCAGAACGTGATACTGATGGTTACTGGGTGCATCCAGATGTTCCTTGTTTGGAATCGAATCAGGAAATAGAGCGGTGGTGCGATGAGAACAATCTTGAACACCAGGTGGTGTATTGTTGTAACGACATTGATAACTTCCACCCGCTGTGGTTCAGCTACTTTGAAGAAGGTGATACCAATATTTCAGCGTGGGAACCAACAAAACCCGATGGTGATGGCTGGTTTATCGCCTGGATAGCAGGCAATGAAGACGGCCCGATCTGTATGTGGGTCAGACTTAAAAACCTCTAATCGTATACGGCGATGTGTGGAGAGAAGACTATGGCTATCGGAAAACTTATGAAAGCCAGCGCATGGGCAAAAAGAGAGTTTGAGACAGGATCAATACCCGATAACAGAACCGTCCGGCGCTGGATAGAAATCGGATCGCTGAAAGGCCGAATTGTTGACGGAACTATTCTTGTTCATTCATCTGAACGATGGGGGGTTGAGTCTGAGGTTTCCTCATGCGTAAGCGATCTGATTAAGGCTTCATAATATGGCACGACCTCGCAAGCGGGAATTCCGGCATCTGCCGGATTTCCTTTACTATGATAAGTCAGCAAAATGTTACCGCTTCATACTTGTAAACGGTGTCCGTAAAAGTGTTGGTACTGACAAGGCAAAAGCTATAGCCATTGCCCGTGAATACAACAATATTATGCGTCAGGAACGTACAATCAGCGTTACCTCGCTGATCACTGACTCTGGTGGTGTTAATGGGGAGTCACTACCACTCGCTGAGCATTTTGATCGGCTGTTCGAGCGGATTATTCGTGACGAACAACCGTCTAAAAGCACCCAGTCTGACTGGATAAAAGATGCCGAACGTGTGAAAGAATTTTTTAAAGATATCCCGTCTGCCGAGATCACCCTGGAGCATGTGAACGGATTTATCGCTGAATACCATGCTGACGCATCAGCAAACGTTCAGAACCGGAAAGTCGGATTTTTGAAGAAGATTTTCAGTTACGCAATGGATGAATCGCTGATGCTGGATAACCCGGCAGAACGCAAAAAAATGAAGCGTGTCGACAGTAAACGCCGGCGGCGATTGTCGTATGATGATTTCCTGAAAATCAGAGCGGCTGCTGAACCATGGCTCCGTACTGCTATGGATCTGGCCCTGCAGACAACACAGGCACGGCTTGAAGTGTCGCGCATAAAATATAACATTAAAGCACCGAAGGAAAACACCTGCGGATGCGTCTGGTTCCCAGAGGAAAGAAACGGGATCTACGGGATGCTGTACATTCACCGGCAGAAAGTACAACACAAGGAAGCTGCCCATGTGGCAATACCGATCGGTAAAGTTATAAAGGAAATTATTGATAACAGCCGCGATAACGTTGCCAGTCCGTACATTGTTCACCGCGTTCCTGAGCGGTTACCAAACAAAATAAGCCAGTATGTAAACCACCCCACACAGGTGGCACCGGATTATGTCAGCCGGGGATTCTCAAAAGTCAGAGATAAAGTTGGGGTTGGCGCACACCTTGAACCAGATGAGAGGCCAACTTTTCATGAGATCAGAGCGCTGGCCGCATTTATGTTTAAACAACGCGGATTTGATCCACAAGCCAGGATGGCACATAGTGACGCTGAATCAACAAAAATTTATACAGAAAACCATGTTGATTGGGTCGAGGTACCGCACTGTGAAATCGCATAGATATCACTACGCAAGGCAAATTTACTGTATATACATCAGGAATGTAAATATATGGAGTATGTGTAATATAGCTAACATTTAATTTTGCTGGAGATAAGTATGTCAGCGCCAGTAGTTAGTTTTATCAATATGAAAGGGGGCGTAGGAAAAACTACGCTATGTGTTGGCATTGCCGAATTCCTCGCTAATTATAGACATAAAAAAATATTGTTAATTGATGTTGACCCACAATTAAATGCCACGCAGTCTATCATGGGGAAATATAATAGAATCGAAGAATATATTGATGAGTTATTACCAAATGAAAAAACAATAAGAAAGGTGTTTGAAACAAAAAAATCAATCTCAACAGAGAACATAAAGCTAACACCAGATCAAGTGATTACACAACTAACTGATAATCTAGATGTCATTCTTGGTGACATAAGTATAATATTTGATACAGATCAGGCTCCAATACGAATACAAAGAATTAAAAAATTCATTTCAGATAATGACATAAGAAATAAATATGACTATATTTTAATAGATAGCCCACCTACAATATCAATATTTACAGATGCATCCCTGATTGCATCAGATTATTATTTGACACCAATAAGAATTGATTACTATTCAATTCTTGGGGCGGCCAATTTAATGAAAGTAATTGAATACCTTAAAGAATCTTTTGATTCTAATATTAAGCACCTTGGTTTTATTTATACAAACACACATAAAAGACAAACACAAAAAACAAAAAAAATACAGAAAGACTTTGAAAGCAACCCTATGTTCATTGATAATTATTTTTTTTCAAACAGATTATCCTACCTTAGAGATTTAATGGTTGGTGGGAGAGGGAATATCCCCTCATCATATACTAAGTCAAAAATTGACATTGAAAACATATGTAATGAATTTGAAAACAAAATCAGTGCTATAGAGAGAAATAATGATGAATAATAATTTAAATAGAGAGATGGAAATAATACATAATATAAGATACAACGATGTATCTATTGAATCATTTATTGGTAACTTAGTCTTACTTATTTTCTCAAAAGAACTATTTAAATATAATTTTGAGGTGTCAGATTTTATCTTTAAAGCGTTTAATATAAAATTTCTTCCATATGCCATACGTTCAAGAACATTGATGAATGCAAAATTATGTAGATATTTAGTAACTATTGATAAATATCAAGTTAAAAAAACATCCATTATCATATATGACTACTTAATGAATGACATCATCCCTAATAAAATTGAAATAAATAAACCAATTGTTATTTATCCAGAAGGATATGAGAAAAACACAAAAAAACAAAGTAATGCATTAAAAAACATGAACTTATGGATAAATAAAGAAAATAATAAAAAATGACTATGTTAAATATTAATGATCCTCACGGATTTAGAGTGGAGCTTGAAAAATTAAAGATTTTAGTTAGTGAAACTGATTTGACTTTGCATGAGAAAAGTCTTTTGACTAATTGCTTTAAGCAAATTATTTTTTATAACCATATTTCAAGTGTGGAATCCTTTTCATTTTATTTGCAAGGGATAATTTATGACTCTCTTAATTCCATAATTTCTATTATTAAAAAAATAGAGCGATATTATCAACTTAACATTCGTTCATTAGTAGAGCATATAGCGAGAATATCTCTAAATAAAAAGCATACTGGAGAGCAGTTTAGCGACTTTGTAAGGCATCGTGACTTTACTTATTTGAAAAAAAATCACAGCAATGAAATATGGAATTTTTTACATCAGACATATTCAAAGGCTTGCCTATATATACATTCGTCCCCCTCCGCTAAACTTAATGTTAACTATACATTTTCCCAGTTAATGGTGGGTGATACTCAATCAACACAAAAAAAACAAGTAGAAACTCTCCAGAAATGTTTAAATAGCATAACAGAAATTATAATAACACTATTTTATACCGAGATATCGAGCTATTTTTTAAGAACAAAAACAGAGTTAAAATTTCTGATTGGGACAAAATTGTTTGATGGTTTCATTAAAGATCATTAAAATATTAAGTGGTAAAACGAACTGTAAGCCTATGATTCGTATAGCGCAGATATTGAGAATAAAGTACTGTTTGCAAACACAGTTAAAATGGTATTATTTAATGAATATCATACAGTTACAAAGTTGTCAGTCGGTGTCATGGGGTGTCGGGGGTCGCAGGTTCAAATCCTGTCATGCCG